GAGCATAAAAAGCACCAGTTCATCCAAAAGGTTATCCGCTACCTCGCCGCAAATCCGGGCGCTATTAAAACAAATGTCCTATTAGCAGCCGGGCATAAAAAGGATGATAAGACCGCCAGAAATTGGCTGGCGGAATTTGAAGGTATTCACTGGGACTGTGCCGTAGTTGGCACCTCACATGCCTATTTTTGCAAGGAGTAAAGCAAAATGAAAAATGGATCAATATTAGATGAGCTGGATGTAATCACCACATGCCAGGAAGTAGTTGCCGATATTCTCGGGGCCGTGCCTGAAGGCATGTGCTCTACACAAAAGCTCGCTATCCTCATGCGTTATTTGCAGGAGCAGCAACAAAAGGCAATCCAGCAACTCACTCGCTAAAGTATAGCCCGCCATTGCGGGCTATTTTATTTGACGTAGAATACTTTGCGATCCATCCTAATAGCCCCAAAATAAAGCAAGGATGGAAAATGAAGAGGATCTTAATCTTATTATTTGTAGTTCTAATTGCAGGATGTTCTAAGCACCCGGATCATCCAACACCAGCTGGTGCATATGTAGCGTGCCAATATTTTGTTAAGTTAAAATTGAAATCACCTCGCAGCGCTGAGTTTGACGGATATGATCCCTCTTTAGTGCGAGAAATAAAGAAAGTGTATTCTTCAAAAGAGGTGTACAGAATAAACTATCTCGTAGCTGGAAAAGTTACCGCTAGTAATAGTTTTGGGGCTAATTTAAGAACAGCATACACATGCATGGTAAGCAAGAAAACCGGTGAAGACTGGATTCTATCTTCAGTAACTATTGACTAACCCAAACCCAGACTAATCCCAATTCCCCCGCCGCTATCGCTACGATGGCGGCATGAACCAAGAAAATCCAACCTACTATTACGGCCTGAAATCAAAGGTTCAGGCCATTGTTTTAGCCACTGAGGTCTGCGATGTGCTGGGCCACGGTGTCAATAAACGCGCTGTTAATTTGCTGCTGGAAACAGCAGCGGCTGAGACCTGCCTGGCTACTTACAAAGACCCAACACCAGCTGGCGCTGGGATGGGCATGAATCAAACTGACTTAATAGGGTTTATCGATGTACAGCGCAGAACACCAATCCGATTCATTCGAAGGATAATAGAAGAGCTTGGTCGCGATATAAGAGATTGCAAGCATCAAGATCTATCCAACGACCCTAAACTTAGCCTGATTTTTTGCCGCCTTCACTATCGCCTACGACCTGAAGAAATTCCTCTGTCTTTGCGTGGCCGCGCAGAGTACTGGAAGCAGTTTTATAACTCCATGGCTGGCAAAGGCACCGTTCAACATTATCTGCAAAATGCCGGAGCGTTTTTATATCGCTTAACCCCTGAAGAACTGGCAGGTGCTCAATGAGTTTAAGCCGTTTTAATCGTGAATGGTTCGACTCTGGCCGCAAAGCCAGATTTAAAGCTGAGGCCGCCAGCCAGAAAAGTGGCGAGCTTACGATTTTGCCTGAAAGTAGTTACAACGCTACCGCGCACAGTTACTGGCGGCAGGGTTGGAACAGCGTTACCCGTCAGGAAGTTGAAGACTGGATTAACGGCAAAGCCAAACCTCGCCGTATCGACGCGGAGCAACACATAGCCCAATTACGTAATCAATTAGGAGCGCAATCTTAATGGCACCTCTTATCTCAACACTACTCACCGCAGGCCCCACCCTGATTAGATTATTCGGCAAAAGCAAAGGCGGGAATATCGAGCGCACCACAGAAACAATCTCAGCAGTATTAGATACGATCCAAGGTAAACCGTCACCAGATCAAGTTAATCGCTTGCAGGCGGTAGTAGATAGCCTGCCTCAAGATGAGGTTACAGAGCTTAAAGTGTCACTGGAAAAAATCGCAGCCGAACGCGAAAAGAACCGCCTTGACTACGACTTGGCCATGCACACCGAGCAACAAAAAACCATTCGCAGTGTCGACCCCAAAGGCGTTAGGCCAGAAACCGCTAATCGGCACAGCTACTACACCATGTTGTACGTGTGCGCATTTGAAATTGCAGAAGCGCTTGGGTATGGCAGCGGAGCTTCTATGGAGCTGGCAATGCTTATCGCTTCACCCACTCTGGCCTATTTCGGTTTCAGAACCTTCGATAAGTTCAGTAAGCAAGGAGCCAGCAACTAATGGATATTGCCGACGAAGCGCAACGCAGAAGTGCGTATTTTCATGAGCTGGCAATGCAAAATCGAGCGTTCGATTTGCCACCTGTTCCCCCGCGTAACAAAGCGCCTGATGGCACACCACTGTGTGTTGATTGCGATTTAGATATCACCGAGCGCCGCCGCATTATTGGCAGTGCTCAGCGCTGCTCAGATTGTCAACACGACCACGAAAAAAGGAACCGCAATCATGGATGACATCATCAATCACATTAATACCAACTGGAAGTTCTACACCATCGTGATAGCAATACTGGGCGCAGCGGGGCTGTTTTGGCTCAGTAAGTACTTTGCGACTAAAAAGGATCTGGAAGCCCACACCATCAGCGTTCGAGAGCGGTTCGAAAGCAACGAAGCAAAATTTAAAAGCCATCAACTGGAGCATTACCAGCTCCGCGACACGGTTCAGAAGCTGGATATTCACGTAACCAACCTGCCCACCGCACAAGACAGCCAGGCATTGCGTGAAACCATGGCCCGCTTAGAAGGCCGATTAGAAAGCGTTGAACCCATGTTTAAACAACTTTTAAACCAATACAACATGCTGTTGGAAAACGAATTACGCGGGGAGAAAAAGTAGCATGGCCATTACTCAGATTATGAACGAACACGAACGGCTAAGTATTCTGCATTGCCTGGCAGCAATGAATGACTACGGCGCAAACAACAGCATTATCCAATCGGTGTGTGGCCAGTACGGCAACAAAATGACCATGGATAAAATTGGAAGTCATCTTCACTGGTTGGAAGAGCAAGGATTGGTAAAGCTCGACAAATATGAAAGCTACACCATTGCATACCTTACCCAGCGTGGCATCGACGTAGAACGAGGCTTAGCCACCCAACCCGGTGTTAAGCGCCCAGGGCCGAGGTAGTCACTATGGCTCAACGTAAAGAGGCCACAAAAGTCGAGAAGGAAATAATCGCTAACTTGGCTTTTGCTTTCGTCCTAGAGGATATCGGTAAGAAGTGCTTTTCTGAACACGAGAAATCTTTCAGTGAATTCATGGCAAAAAAATATCGCAAGAGCTTTCGATTAAAGACTGAACTCGAAGCGGCAATCCCACGAGTTTATAAGCAGCTAAAGAAAGATTTTGAAGAACACCAGACTAAGGAGCTTTGAATATGGACGGACTTTGGGATATTGACGGCTGGACTGACCGATGACTGATAAACGCACCCGAGGCAAGCCCAGCAAAATCGACCAGCTTCCGGAAGACATTAAATCGGAGCTGATAGAGCTGCTGCGTGATAAGTCTGTTACGCAAACCGAAGTGTTGGAGCGGGTAAACGGGCTTATTCGCGATGCGGGCCTGCCCGACGATGAGCAGCTCTCCCGCAGCGGTTTAAATCGCTATGCCACACGCATGGCCACAGTGGGTAGCCGCATTCAGGAAGCCCGCGAAGTCTCTAAGCAATGGGTCGACCAGCTGGGCGACAAGCCTACCGGCGAAGTATCAAAGGTACTAATTGAAATGGTGCGCACCCTTGCCTTTGATCAAGTGCTGAAACTCTCGGAATCCGGCGAAGTAGTACCGCCTAAGTTTATTAAGGAGTTGGCCGTAGGCGTTGAGAAGCTGGAGAAAGCCGCCAGTGAGTCCACCAAGCGTGAACGCGAAATCCGTAAAGCCATGGCCGAAGAAGCCGCCGAACGCGCCGAGAGCGCAGCCAAGGCTGCAGGGCTTACCACTGAGGGCGCAGCACAAATTAAACGTGAAATTCTGGGTATTGCCTGATGAAGTTACCACCTAAGCAGCCAACCACACCACCGGAAATACAGCCTAGTAAGTCGCAGTATCAAAAAGCCATTGAGCAATGCGACAGACTGGAAACCCGCTTTGGTTTGCCTACGTTTATCCCATTCGATGAGAACGAGCTGCTGCTTGGGTACCAGAAACGCTGGATAGCCGACGAATCCCCACTCAAAATAGCCGAAAAGTCACGCCGAACCGGTATCACCTGGGCAGAGGCGGCTGATGCAGTATTAACAGCCAGTAAGAGTAAAGCTGCACGCGGTACCGACCACTTCTATGTTGGCTCCAACAAAGAGATGGCCCGCGAGTTTATCGATGCTGCCGCCATGTGGGGTAAGGCATTTAACAAAGCTGCAGGCGACATTCAGGAAGAAGTCTTCATAGATGATGGCCAGGAAGGTAAAGAAATCCTGATCTTTACTATCCATTTCGCCAGTGGCTTCAAGATTCAGGCGTTAAGCTCCAAACCCTCTAATCTACGGGGTATGCAGGGCAGCGTAACTATTGATGAAGCGGCCTTCCATGACAAGTTAGCCGAAGTACTCAAAGCCGCCCTGGCACTCACCATGTGGGGGTCGAAAATTCGGTTAATCAGTACCCACAACGGTATTGAAAACCTGTTTAATCAGCTAATAGAAGACAGCCGGGCCGGTAAGAAGCGCTACAGCGTGCACCGCATTACCCTGGACGATGCCTGTAACGAAGGCCTGTACCAGCGTATCTGCCAGCGCCTGGGCCAACCGTGGAGCCAGGAAGCCGAAGAAAAGTGGAAGCAAGACCTGCTCAACGACACCGCCAGTCAGGAAGATGCTCTGGAGGAATATTCTTGTGTGCCCAAGTCTGGCGGTGGTGCCTACATTAGCCGTGCGCTTATCGACAAAGCCATGGTTAAGCCGGGCGACAACGGCCAGCCCATTGTTATTCGCTACAAGCAAACCCCAGAATGGAACCAGATGCGGCCCGACCTGCGCGAAGCCGATATTCGCGACTGGTGCAAAGAGGTGTTGCTGCCAGAGCTGCTTAAACTGGATCCTAACCTGCGCCACTGCCTGGGCGAGGATTTCGCCCGCAAAGGCGATTTAACCTGTTTGTGGGTAGGCGCTATACAGCAAGACCTAAGCATTCAGGTACCGCTGGTACTAGAGCTGCGTAACATTCCCTACAAGCAACAAGAGCAAATCCTGTTTTACCTACTGGACCGCCTGCCCCGCTTTGTAGGCGCACAGCTGGACGCCACGGGTAACGGCGAATACTTGGCTGAACAGGCGGTAGACAAATACGGCGCGGGCTTGGTGGAAGCGGTAAAAATCAGTGAAACCTGGTACCGGGAAACCATGCCAATTATGAAGGCTTACTATGAAGACTTCGACATTATCATTCCCAAAGATGCCGACATCCTGGACGACCTGCGCTCTATCCAAATTAACAACCGGGGCGTGCCGCGCATCCCGGATGCTAAAACCGACGACAAGAAAGAGCGCCACGGAGACAGCGCCATTGCCTGCTGCATGATGGTGGCGGCCAGCAAGATGGAAGGCGGCGAGATTGACTACACCCCCCTGCCGGATAAAAACGATCGCTGGAACGAGAACGCCCGCGACGCCGACGACTTTATTTATTACCAGAGTGGCTGCTATTAATGGAAACCTACGAATATAACGGTATCCGGTACCGGGTACGCGAAAAAGAACTACAGCAAAAACAAACCGACGACTCTGCCCGTGTAGCCCAGCTGCGCCGGGAATTTGCAGAGCACCCTTCCAGCGGCCTCACCCCGGCCACACTGGCGGTAATTTTAAAGAATGCCGAACAGGGCAACCTGTTAGAACAATGTTATTTGGCCGAAGACATCGAAGAAAAAGACGGCCACATTCAGGCAGAGCTGTTTAAACGCAAGATGGCGCTTACTGATATCGACTGGACCATAGAGCCACCGGCCAATGCCAGCGAGCAGGAAAAGAAAGACGCTGCCAACATTGAGCAGATGCTGCGCGATGTAGAAGACTGGCACGACATTATATTTGGTATGGGCGACGGTATTCTAAAAGGCTTTGCCAATATCGAATTTGAATGGGGCCTGTACAACAACTTTCGTATCCCGCAACATTTCGAGCACCGCCCGGCCACCTGGTTTCAATTGCATCAGGATGATCAGAACTGTATAGCCCTACGCGACCAAACGGGCAAAGGTGAAAAGCTTCGACCGTTTAACTGGATCCAGCATAGCCACCCGGCCAAGAGCGGCTACCCTGCCCGCGCAGGCCTCATTCGCCAACTAGCCTGGCCGTTTATTTTCAAAAACTACTCGGTGCGTGACTTAGCCGAGTTTTTAGAAATCTACGGCATTCCAATTAAACTGGGTAAATACCCGTCCGGTGCCACGCCAGATGAAAAGCAGCGCCTGCTGCAAGCCGTGTTAGGTATTGGCCATAACGCCGGTGGCATAATCCCCAAAGGCATGGAAATCGAGTTCCACGAAGCCGCAAAGGGCGGTGGCAGCGACCCCTTCATGACCATGATGAGTTGGTGTGAGCGTATCCAGTCTAAAGTGATCCTGGGCCAAACACTCACGTCACAGGTAGACAGCACCGGCAGCCAGGCACTGGGCAACGTGCACAACGAAGTGCGCCAGGACATTCGTGATCACGATTTACGCCAATTCA